CGCTTTTGCCTGCCGCGTCCCTCGCGTCTACCGCCAGCACCCGGTACTCGGAGTTAAAGTCCACGCTTTTGTCAAACCGAAACGTCAGCGCGTGCCAGCCAAGCGGCAGGCGGGCGGGCAGAGACAGCCCCACCGTGGCATTGCCGCCGATGCCGCCAAACGGCGCGTCAAATGGGTCAGCGGTCGCGCTTGCGTTAGTGAGCGGCGTCCACGGCCCACCGTATCAAAATGACCCCGCACTTTTACCAAGACCCCTCCCGCCCGCACCCGTCCGCCCTGATGGTGACTGAGTTCGGCAACGTGCAAACCTACGCCACCAAAGCCGAGGCCGAGGCCGAAGCCGCGCGTCTGGAAACCGCCCTGTTTGCCGAGCCTTACTATTTGCAGCATAACGAGTACGCACGGCCCGAATACGCAGCTGTAGAGTATCACACCATGCAGAGCAGAGGCGCGGCAGCCACCAACGCACAAAACAGCGAGGCCAAACGCGCCGCTGCCGCCGAAAACGGCAAAAAGGGCGGCAGGCCCAAGAAAACAGCATAACCAAACAGGGTTCATAGCCCCCGCCCCAATAGTGGGCCGGAGGCTTCCATCTGCAGCATTCACATTGACGCTGTTCGCGCGGCACTTGGGCTTTATAGCGGTCGGCGGCTTTGGCGCGTGCCGCAAGGCGCTCAACACTTACCTCAGGCAAATGAGGCCTCTCTGAAGCTCGCCTGCGGAACCCGGTTTTAAGAAACTCATCCATTGTTATGACCCTTTAACTATCCAGTAAATCCGCAAGCATTGTCGTGATCGCGCCCTGGTGGTCTGTGCGATTGTCGTTGTAGATCATCACCGTGGCAACGTTTTTGTGGCGAGACATTTTTTGTACCCGTGCCACGTCGCCATTTGCGGCTTCCAGGGCCGTCGTGATGGCATAGTGCCGGAACTGGTGAGGCTTCAGCTTCATGCCGATTTTTCTGCCATAAGCGCGGACGACGTCGTAAACGCCAGCATAGGACAAAGGTTTTCCTTTCACGCTTTGGCGAAATGCGCAACTGCGCAAAATCGCGCCTTCCGTGTGACCAGCAGCGCTGAGATAGTCCGTGATGGCTGCAATAGTTGCCGGGTCGAGGGTCACGAACACTTTGTCGTCATGCCCTTTGCCAAGAACCGCGATGCGCTTTGCGTCCGGCTCAAAGTCTTTGACGTCCAGACCCCAAGCTTCCGCCCGGCGCAGCGCATTATTGGCGAGCATACGCAGCAGGGCATAATCCCGCTTTCCTTTGATTGTCGTGCGGTCGGGCAGGGCCAGCAGCTGTTTGACAACTTCCATGCCTGGCCCGCGAGTATCGCGGTAGGTTTCGGCCTTGGCGCTTTTAACCAGGTCGCGAGCGGTGACCTCGCAGAAGCCATTTTTATTGGCGACGTCGACCAGGGAGCGGATCGCTGCCAGGCGCACGTTGATGGAGGAGGACGCGGCCCCGCTTGCCTTGAGTGCGTTTTTGTAGGCCGACAGTTGCATGGACATTTCCGGCCGGGACTGGGATAGAAACTCCGAAATGATACTCATGTCTGGGTCTTGCCCATACACGTCCCGGCAAAAGCGGGTGACGTTGGCCGCATAGGTGCGCCGGGTGGCCGGTGTCCGGGTCGTCTCCAGCAGCAGAAGATAGGGATTGATGCGCGGCTTAGGAACTTGGTCATGTCCCAGAATTGCTTGGCCTTGCCCCAGTGCTCTTACCGGCGAAAGGACGCGGGCTGTTTTTGGGGTGGGGGCGAGGGCTAAATTATCGCTGTTTTTCATCGTGCGGGCCTGATAATTATTGGGGTGCAAACAACTATTGATAATATACCTTTTTATGAGTTGTTTAGGTGCGGGTCACAGGCTAAGGGCGGAGCAAACCTGCCTAATTATCTTCCCGGTCATTGTACGGTCATATTGCCGCCACGCCTGGAACCCCGGCGTGCCTGTTGGCGTCCCAAAGCTAGCATGGTGAAATAAAGTCGGCATGGTAAAATATTGGTAGATGTTGTCCCTTCCCATTAGCCCCCCGCATCCCGTGAGTCCCCCCGACCCCTTCCGTGCCCAGGCCGTCCTGCGTCAGCACCCGCCCGCCCGCCTCTGCCCCGAAGACCTTGAAGAACCCGTCCCCTTACCGCCGCCCTTTGCTGAACGCTACCAAGTGTTTTCCTGGCACTACATTTATCACCTGGCCCGCCGGCGCGCCGCCTGTTTGCACGCCCGTCCCACGGTCGGCGAACTCATGATGACCAGTCACCTGACCCGATCCATGTGCCGCCGCTACCGCGCCAAGCTGGAGCGTGATTTACCTCCATCCAGCTAACTCCGTAGCCCTTAGGTGCATTTCACCCTGCATTCATAACAGGTGTTCATGGTGAGCATAGCAAATACGCGGTTTTCTCCAAACTCCCTAATGAAACTCACAGATGTGCGGCATAATTAGGTTATTGAACTTCAGCGTCACGGACGTCTGGAGGCGCCGTACTTACTAATACTCGCCGCGCCGGACTCTTGAAGCCGCCGCACATCATCCCTTCGTCAATTTTCCTCGGTACCGAAGCTTTAGACCCGCCCGACACACTCAAGTCGGGAAAACGCTTCCCAGGGCGCATTACGCATTACAGACGTAAGTGCGCCTTTCTGCCGTTCTGCCGTTTTTCTTTTCTGCTGCCTAACATTCTCAAGAAGATTTATTCAGAGGATTTATCATGCCCCGTGCTGCTTCCGCAATGGATAGTCTCCAAACACTGCACCGTGCGACCTGGTTGCAGCTGGCCGCCGCCGGCGCAGAAGTCAGGGTCTGCATGGCGATCAAGCACTGCAACCGCGCGACCGCCAAAAAGCAGCTCGCCAATGCGCGGGTTGTGCTTTCGATTCCTGTCAAGTCCCGGCTGACCTGGCATCTGACCAAAACGGTCGCCGATGAACTCCACGTTCCGCTGATGCAGGTCAAAGACGGCACGGGGTGTGCCCCCAGCCTCTGTGCGGGTGCAGGTTTGGATACCTTGTTCAATACAGCGCTCCCCAATCTGTCGAGCGTCGAGTATTACGGCGTCAATGCCGCCCTTGACTACAGCAAGGCGGCTTAGGAAATAAGGTTGTTTGAGCTAATGTCCAACAACAGGCATCGCCCCGCCGATCAGCCGACGTGCCGCTGGCAGAGCAGTGTCGCCACGCCGGCGATGCAAGATGCGCTCTGGTCACTCGCCGCCTCCGAACCAGAGCGTTTTATTACCGGCTGCAAAGACGCAGCGATCCGGTTCCTGGCCGACATTCCCTGGTGGTCTGACTTTAGGAACAAGCCCAGCTTGCGCTTCCAGGCGGAGCTGATCGTTGTCATGGCCGCCGACGCCGGCATCGCAGAGCGACCGCCGCGCGCTTACCCTTCGTCATCCGAGCACAAAACATCGTCATCCGAGCAAACATCTGGCCGTGCGGCCTGAAGGAGCAATCTATGCGTATCGGATCGCTAGAACTAAGAGCCTTGGCAGGAGACCGGCCTATCTCCCCGGCGCTGCACCGAATGGCAGATCGCGAAAACACACGCCACATGGCGCAGCCGTCGGTTCCACGCCCCCGCATCTACCCCCAAGGCGAAGACGGCTTTTACGAAGCCGACAAGAAGCGCCTGAAGCGCCTGCAAAACCGGCCCTGCCCACTGTGCCGCAGGCCTCTGGAGTTCACCGGCACGAGCCTGGCCTGTCCTAACGGTCACGGCTGGAGCAATCCCAGGGTCGCGGAAGACGAAATCGGCTTGCCCGCAGAAGAGGTTACAGTTTGATACCCTTACTCATGGCCGTCGCTCTGGCCGTGCCTTTTTTGCACCATCGGCATCACGCGCCGCCGAAGCCTGCGCCGGTTGTCATGGCACCGCCCGCCCCTGTTGCCGAGCCTGCGCCGCCGGTGGTGAAAATCGCTAACCCGGCCCAGCAGGAGCTGGAGCAGACCAACCCTTAGCCTAGACTTTACGTTCTCTCTCACTCACACACGAAAGGCAGCTGCCCGTGGGCAACTGCCCCAGCGCGGCTTGGTTACTCTCACGCGATGTTTTCTTTGCTCGTAGGCGATTGCCTCCACGCACTTTCTCAGCTTTCCGACAACACCTTCCACGCGGTCGTCACGTCGCCGCCCTACTTTCACTTGAGGGACTACAAAAACCCTCGGCAGATCGGTCTGGGGCGCACCCCAGAGGCCTATATCCAGAGCCTGGTGGCTGTGTTCCGCGAAGTCCGGCGCGTCCTCCGGGGCGACGGCACTTTGTTTCTCAACATCGGGGACAGCTACGCCAAAGGGCCGCTGCCTCATGGCATCAAGAAAAAGGACATCATTGGCATTCCGTGGATGCTCGCCTTCGCCCTCCGCGCGGATGGCTGGCACCTCAGAACCGAAATTATCTGGTCGAAGCCCAACGGCACCCCGGAGAGCGTTCGCGACCGGCCTTCCCGGTGCCACGAGTATGTGTTCCTGCTGACCAAGCGGGCAAAGTACTATTATGACCGAACGGCAGTTCTTGAGCCAAACACGAGCGCGCGGCCCAAAGGGCGCAAAGCGGCTCTGCTCGCGGCTGGACAAAAAAACGGCGGCAAGTGGGCCGCGAATGCCGACGTGCGTGGCGGCTTTGTCACCTGGAACCCGCGCGGCCGCAACAAACGCACGGTCTGGAGCATTCCGACCGCAAGCTTCCGCCCGGAGCGCCTGGGCATCACCGACGTAAACCACTTCGCCCTGTTTCCGCCTGCGCTGGTGTTGCCCTGCATTCTGGCCGGCACGTCTCAAGCCGGCTGCTGCCCGATGTGCGGCGCGCCTTGGCGGCGGATGGTGAGTGACACAGACGACCCCGTGCAAGACGGCTGGCGGCAGGCCTGCAAATGCAGCCCCGTGCCCCCTGTACCCTGCACGGTTCTAGACCCGTTCGCGGGGAGCTGTACCAGTGGCGTCGTTGCTATTGAGCAAAGCCGCAACTTTGTCGGCCTAGAGCTGAACCCTGATTATGCCCGGCTCGGACAGGCCCGCCTGGACGACGCGGCTTCACGGATGGCGCAGAAAGCAGGTGCGGCATGACCAAGCCCACCTGCACGCTGCATCTCGCGAGCTGCTTTGACGTGCTATCGACGCTGCCCGACGCTTCGGTTGACCTGGTGGTCACCGATCCGCCGTTCGGCACCACCAACCTGGGATTTGATAAAGCCGCCCGCAAAGACAAGATTGACTGGCCAGCCTGGTGGGCGGAAATCCACCGCGTGACGACGCCCCAGGCCATCATTTGCAGCTTTGCCGCCCAGCCGTTCACGACCGACCTCATCAATGCCAACCGAAAGTTCTTCCGGTACAGCCTGGTCTGGCATAAAACAAACCCGGTGGGGTTCCTCTCGGCTAATCAGCGCCCACTGCGCGCCCATGAGGACATCCTTGTTTTCTGCCGTCGCTTTGGCCGTCTGCGCCAGGGACAGCAGATGGTGATGCAGAGCGTCTATAACCCTCAGTTCAGCGAGGGCACGCCCTACACGCACCATTATCGCGCCGCCAAAGCAACCCATTATTCGGCGACACGCGCTCTGCCCAGCTTCCGTAACGAGGGACGGCGTCACCCCACTTCGGTGCTGACGTATGGGCGGGATAGGCCCAGCCGGCATCCCACGGCAAAGCCACAGGAATTGTGTCGATTTCTGATCCGCTCATTTAGCCACGCCGGGCAGACGGTTCTCGATCCGTTCTGTGGAGGCGGCTCGACCGTGGCTGCGGCTCTGCTCGAAGGACGCAACGTCATCGGGGTGGAGATGGACCCGGTTCATTTCGCCACCACGCAGGGGCGTGCTGAGGACATCTTGCAGCGATGACATCCCATTCAACAGACACGAGTCCGACATACAAAACCCGGCTGGTCTGGGAAGTGCTGGCGAAAGTGGGCGTGCAGGCCGAAGAAGCAGCCCGGAAGATGGGCGTTCCCCTGCCCGTCGCTCAGTGGCAACTGATAACAGCGCGGCGGTGCAACAATTTACGCCTCATCACCCCGGCAACTTTGGCTGATAAATAACCTTAGCCGACAAACAATGGACACATTCTTAGACACCAATGCGGCTGTGGAAAGCATTCACCAAGCCTATGATGGGGTGAGTACTAGCCCCCGCCCGGAGTGGGTACGCGGCGAGTGTCCCCAATGCGGGGACGCTCTGGTTTCCAACTGCTACTATGTCGGCGGCCGCGGGTATTTGGTGCTGCATGAGTGCTGGAGCAGCCTGGGGCCGACACCAAGCTGCACCTACCGCAAAGTTCTATGAGCCTCAGTTTATGAGTCTAGTGAAGGCCATCTTGTGAACAGAGATCGTCCGTTACCACCGGAGGGCATGGAGCACATGTCGGAGGCGCAGTTTGAGCCGTCCCCAGACCTGCGATTGTGGGTGCAGGAAGCTTTTTTGGAAGAAGACGGCCCCCTGCACAATCCTGACCACGGCCACTTGCGCCGTGCGCGCATCGGCTTTCTATGGACCAACGTGCCCAACGCCAAGCAGGGCAAAGCCGTTGTCGGCACGGCGGAAATCCCGTCCTCTCAAGGCGGCGTTTGGGCCAAGGCACGGGCGCAGTATCAGCTGGACCAATGGTTCCGCGGCAATCTGCATTTCCTCATCACGCTGGATGCGGGTTATGCTTCTCAGTGCGACGACATCCATTTCGCCGCCTTGATCGACCACGAGTTGTACCACTGCGCCCAGGCCCGTGACATTTTCAATTGCCCGCGCTTTACCAAAGACGGTGACCCCGTGTTCTCTCTTCGCCCGCATGACGCGGAAGAATTCGTCGGCGTCGTCCGGCGATACGGGGTGGGGGCGGCGGCGTCTGGTGTCGCTGAGCTGGTGGCAGCGGCAGGCGTGACGCCGGAGATTGCCCGCATTAAGATTTCTCAGGCTTGCGGCACCTGTTTGGCACGCTGACAGGATGAGGTGTGTAAATGGAAGAGGAAAATGACATGGCGCGCGGTGTTCCCCATAGTGATGAAACGCGAGCAGAGGCGATGGCGGCCCTGCTGACCGGGCAGGGCGTGAGCGAAGTCGCGGCGCGGTACAAGCTGCCTAAAGCGACTGTCAGCCGCATTAAAAACGAGCTGCTCCCCGAGCAGTTGGAACAAGTTGGAACGGAAAAGGGCGAGCGGATCGAGGAAATGCTCTTTGACTACCTGGCAGCGAACCTGAGCGCGCTCAAAGCGCAGGCCAACGTCGCTGCCGACGAAAAGTACCTAAAGGCATTTCCGCCTCAGCAGCTGGCTGTTCTGCACGGCGTGATGGCAGACAAAGCCGTGCGGCTGATCGAAGCGTCCGCCGCCGCTACTCCAGACAGCGAGGACTAGAATGGCCCGCAAAGAAGCCGGAGCGCACGCGCTGCCGCTTCGATTGCCAGGCCTGCGTAAGTTTGATTTCTCGAAGCGGCAAGAGCCGCTCAGCCAGGCCGACCCGAAGCTGGCCGCGTACCGCTTCCGGGCCGCCGATTACATCCGCGAAAAGCTGGGTTGGTCACCCTGGGCCGGTACGCCGGAGATGCCCGGCCAGGCCGAGATCATCGACGCCTACACGCTCGCCCTGCGGCAGATGCACGAGAAGGCGGCGTGGGAACAGGGCGAGACGCTCACCGAGGAATTGCAGTACTGGCAGCCCGGCGAGCCGATCAAGAACTACCTGCGCGTGGAGGCTGGCCACACCGTCGGCAAGACGAAACTCTCCAGCGGCCTGGTCAACCACTTCTTCGACTGCTTTCCACCCGCGATCATTTATACATTCGCGCCGAGCTGGAAACAGATTCACGACCTGCTCTGGAAAGAGATCAAGACGGATCGGCGCGGCAAGGGCCTGCCGGGCCGCATCCTGGACCTAGAGCTGAAGGTTGCCGACAACCACTTCGCCAATGGCACAGCCACCAACGACTCGGGCGGGCGGGGCACGGAGCGCGTTCAGGGTCAGCACGGCCAGCACCTGTTCTTCACTGTCGACGAAGGGGAAGGCGTCCCCGATTTCGTGTACAACGCCATTGACTCTATGGCCTCGGGCGGTATCTGCATCGTTTTGATGCTGGCAAACCCGCGCACGCGCAGCAGCCGGTTCCACAAGATCAAGGCACGCGCCACTGTCAAGAGCTTTCGCATCTCGTGCATCGGGCATCCGAACTGCGTCCAGGGCCGGGAAGTCGTGCCCGGTGCGGTGCAGCGCCAGTACGTGGAGACAATGCTGGAGGCTCACTGCGAGGTCGTGGGGGAGCATCAGCCGGACAAGCATACGTTTGAAGTGCCCTGGCGACCCGGACAAATCTTTCTGCCCAATGCAGAGTTTTGCTTTCGCGTGCTAGGCATCGCCCCTGCCGACATCGCCGACAACACGCTCATCACGGTCGGGCGTTACGAGGCCGCCTGCAGCCGCATCCTGCCGCTGCTCGCGACCGAAGACGCGCCCAAAGAGGTATGGGCGATGCTCGGCTGCGACGTGGCAGGCTTCGGCAAAGACTACGGCACACTTTACACCCGCTTTGGCGACCTCGTCTGGCGCGCCGCGCAGCTCTGGAAGCAGGACTACGACGACTACGCACGTGCCATTAAAACAGAGGCGCTGAAGCTTAAAGCAAAAGGAGCGACGCATCTGTCGCTGCGTATTGACGCGGGTGGAGGCTTTGGGCAGGGTGTTCTATCTCACCTAAAGAAAGACGCCGAACTTGCCCTGGCGTTCCCCGGTGAACATCTCCGCATCCATGAAGTGAACTTTGGCGTCCCGGCCCGCGACGGCAAAGCGTATGCAAACACCGTCACCGAATTGTACGCCCAGGCCGGAGAAGCGCTTAAAGGCATTCGTGTGGAAAAGCCACCGGAAGCACTGGAATCCGACCTGTGCGAGCGGACCTATGACTGGGTGAACCAATCGGGCGTCGAAGTCAAGAAGCTGGAAGAGAAAAAAGCGTTTAAGAAAAGGCATGAGTGCCGTTCCCCAGACGATGGAGACGGCTTTGTGTTGTGTGTCGCCCCTGAGTTTTTGTTCGGCAAACGAAAGGCGCGAGTCGCCTGAAAGCCTCCCTGGCTGAAAACCACTTGTCTATTTCCGAAGTTAATTATGACGCCTTTTCTCTTGTTTTCCTATGCCCTCGCCCTCGCCGGGGGGCTGCTGGTGGTGGGGATCGCCGCCACTGCCGTCTTCGCTGCCGCGCTCTGGCTCCTCGGTGGACGCGCGTCCGCGAGGCCTACTGTCTCCGCAACGGCCTCTTTGAACCCGAACAACAACCTCGTGGCGTCGCACACTGGAGCGGGCATCACAGGCCAGCGTGAACCTTAACAATCATTCATGTTTAAAGATTTTCGCGCTCAAGTTGCGGCGGGCCTCGCCTCCCTAGAGATACGCGGGCGGGCGACTAAGTCTGCCGACTTTATCCCAGCCGATGCAGGTGGCAACACGCTGGAGCGCTGGGGAGGGAGCTACGTCTCCGACGACGCCTGGTTTTCCGGCAACGGAACCGACATAGCGACATTGGCCGGTGATCTCTGGCAGAGCAGCGCCGTGGCGGCAGGTCTCAACTGGATACTCACTGCCTTCGGCGAGGCGCGGGCGGGAACCTGGGAGCGGGACGACGATCATCGCCCGGTCATGACCCAGGGCGACCCGATTGGCCTCAACGCCCTGCTGGACAGCCCCAACGCGGATTACGACGACAGCGTTCTCTGGGCGGGCACGCTGATTTCCTGGAATGTGGACGGCAACGCCTACTGGTTCGTGATGCGTGATGCGCGCGGGCAGGTCGCGGGCCTGGACTACATTCCCCACTTTCTGGTGGAGCCGAAGCGTCTCCCCGGCAGCCGCGCCTTAGTAGACTACTACGAGTATCGCCCCAGCGGCCAGTCCCTGCCGACGAAGATGGACAAGCGCGACGTGATCCACTTCCGCTTTGGGATCGACCCGCGCAACCCAATGAAGGGCATGGCGCCGCTTAAGTCCGTCGCCTGCGACGTGCTCACGGATGCCGAGGCGTCTCAGTACAGCGCGACCATTCTGCGCAACAAAGGCATCATCGGCGGACTAGCGACCCCGGAAGCCTCGGCGAGCAGCAGTGTGTCGTTCGACCCGGACGAGTTTGTAGCCTCTTGGCAGGCGAAAACGACTGGCAGCCAGCGCGGCAGAATCATGGCGATTGACGCGCCGATCAAGCTGCAGTTCCCGGATACCAGCCCAGCCAAGATGGACATCAGCGCGCTGCGCCGCTTCCCCGAGGCCCGGATCGCCGGCGCGATGGGCCTGCCCGCCGTGCTGCTGCAGTTCGTGGTCGGCCTGGAGAAGTCCCACTACAACAACGTGGAGCAGGCCCGCAAAGCCGGCTGGGAAGACAACCTCCTGCCGACCCTGCGCGTGCTGGGCAAGCAAGCCACGCGCCAGCTTGTGCGGCAGATGCCCGGCGACGGCGGGCGCTACCACCTCGGCTTTGACACCACCAGCGTCCGCGCCCTGCAAACGGATACGGATGCCCTCCACGAGCGTGCCCGCAAAGACTTCCAGGCGAACCTGCTGACCAGGAAAGAGGCGCGCGGGGAGATCAGTATGGCTGGCGATGAGAAAGACGACATGCGAGACGACAAGTTCTTTGCTGACGTCGCCCCGCCCAATAGCCAGGGCTTTGATGGGCCGGAGCCAACCGACGAGCCGAAGGGGGAAGCATGACGGAGTCTCTGAGGCCCTCGCCTTTAGGGGCGACGCTTAAAAGATGCTGATAAGACCATTTGGTTGCCACTCCACCGATCCTCCGCCACTTCCACCACGTCCTGCGCGAGAAGGCGAGGCTCCGGCTGATCCCGGCAGAATTAAGAGGGCGCTTATGGCACACGTATTTCCGCTAGGGGGTCAAGGCTGGGGCATCGGTGGCGACAATCCGCCAGCAGGTGGCTCTTCTGTTTCTCGAGGCATGTTAGGCCTGGGCCTGCCGGCACCGATACCGCCCGTGCCGCGCCAGGAATTAGAGCGCATCTGGGGACGGGTGCACATCAGCACCTACTGCCGCCGCGAGGCGGAACGCGAATATACCGCCTGGCTCGAATGTAGTGATTACACTTTCCATGTGCCTGAAACAGACGGCGAAGGTTATCTCCTCACCGCTGCTGAGGTCGGCACTTGTAACCTCCAGAGCCTGATGGCTTTAGCGCCCG